TTTCTCCAACTTCTCATCGTTTGATAAGTTGGCGAAATTTGTTTGGTTGTGATTTTGATTTTTCATAATTATTACCTTTCATGTTTGTATTTAATTTTTGATCTCTGTTACTAACAGGAACACTAAAAGTGCAAACCCCATTTGTATCATAAAGATAACCTTGTGACCCCAGAAACTTTCTGAAGTCCAAAGGCAAACCTGCCTTTATGATGATTTTATCAATCTCATCATTAGGTATGGCAGAATTTGGGTCGTCCACACTACTATTAATACTTTTATAGTAGGATTCATGGAAAACCGCCGAATCGATTAGTTTACTAATCGAGGAGGCAACTGGCTTTTTAGCCACTCCATTATGGTCATTAATTTGACTAGGAGCCAATGGTAAGTTACTCCATTGTGAAAACTTTGAATCTTCATGCGGAATACCCTGGTTTACAAGGTAGACTCTCCACTCAGACTCTGAAATATTCCAGTTTATGTGATCATAAAACTGTGATATCCAAGTCAAGGAATGCTCTACATCCTGACTCGTCAAACGACCAAATAGTGATGTAAAATCTTTCTCTAGCCGTTTATCTCTAATTTTATCCCATCTTAGTTTGGAGAATCTATATGATTCATCCTTACCTGGAGGAATAAAATTTATCCCACCAAAATCTTCAGGCAGAAGTGCCTTGAGAGACCAGTATGTCTGTTCTTTTGTTAAGAACTTATAGGCATCTGGACCATAAAATTGTAGTAATTTTATGAGTTGGTCTGGATTAGTAATATCTTTTACTTTGATTGATGGAATAATTCCATCCGAAGTAATCAACTTACCGGCGTACTCTGATAGGTGTGGAGATGATAGAGACTTCTCTTTATTTATCTCAACTCCTAGTGTACTCATGGTTTTGAAGTATAGTCTTCCAGCCAAAGGGCTGAAGATGTTCACGTCATCACCAATAATACTAAACTTTCCGTGTGATGGTATTTTTAATAACTTGAAAACACCATTCACAATTAGGAAATGCGTTAGAGTCGCCAAATGAAAAGATGGTCCTAAACCTTGCGGTTGGCCATATTTCCATTTTATATCTCGTTTGTGGATCTTTGAATAGTACCCTTTCTGTGAAGCAAGGGTCATTACATCGATATCAAACTGAGAGACCAAACCTGAATCTTTTAGTATATATAAGACTTCAAGTTGAAGGTCGAAAGGCAATCTATCAGTAAATGATGAAGCATCAAAACTGTAAATTGACTTCTGATCGTCAGTACCTGACTGACCGGTTATCCAGTTATGAACATTTTCTCTTCCGA